TTATTTGTGTTATTTGTGTTATTTGTGTTATTTGTGTTATTTGTGTTATTTGTGTTATTTTTATTATTTGTTATATATCCAAATTCAAAATGCTTCCTAGAAGAGGAATTATAACTACGCAGCATTTTCCATACATCACTTACTTTCTAATTTTATTTATTTTCTATTATCCTTTGTTCTCTGGTGAGGGAAATAATTAACATAAACAATTAATTTGGCATATGGTAATTAGTTATCTCTAGAAAAATAATAAACTGATAGGGTTTATTGATTTTTGTGAGTTTATAATTTAGATTAATTTTAGCTATATATTGTATGAATTTGAATATGAACATGGATTCTTCTGGTAAAAAGCCTGATTTATACGAAATAGTTGGTGTTCCTAGAACCGCTACTGAGGAAGAAATTAAAAAAGCTTATAAAAAGAAAGCTATCAAATTGCATCCTGACCGTAATCCAAATAATCCTGAAGAGGCTAACCGCCAGTTTCAAGAATTAAATAACGCTGTTAAAATATTAACTGACCCAGAACGCCGGCGACGATACGACCAATTTGGGGTAATCGATGGCGATGGAGAACAACCAGGTGGACCAGGAATGAATCCTTTTGATATATTTGAAAATTTATTTAACGGTGGTGGTGGCGGTGGTATTCCCGGATTTTTTGGAGGTGGTGTTAATCGTGGGCATGGAAATGAAAGCTCTAAGGGTGGAAAAAGTCCAGATAAGAAACTTACTGTAAATCTTTCGCTAGCAGAAGTTTATTTAGGTAAGCAGGTTCCAATTGATTTTATTAAATTAGTATGTTGTGATACTTGTCAAGGTCGAGGTGCTAAGAATCCGGAATCTGTAATTACTTGTACTGGATGCAACGGTCAGGGTCGCATAGTTAAAATGATGCAAATGGGACCTATGATTCAGCAAATCGTTCAGCAATGTGGTGCGTGTGCTGGTAAAGGTAAAATGATTAAACCTGGAAATGAATGTGATAGATGCAACGGTAAAAAATCCATAGGAATTAAGCGGCATCTAGATTGTTATGTACGACCTGGTTCACAGCCCGGAACTATCATAACATTTAAGAATGAATCAGATTGGCACCCTGATTTTACAGATGTGGGTGATTTAGTTGTATTTGTAAATAGTAAGAATGAAGATGCTGGATTTCAAAGGGAGGGAGATAATTTAATAATGAAGCGCTCTATATCACTGCTAGAGTCTCTCACAGGAACCGTAATGTATTTCAAACATCTAGATGAGCGAGTTATAAAAGTTGCATATGATAATATAATCCATCCCAATCAGAAAATGGTAATTCGAGGTGAGGGAATGCCTAATCTTCAAGATAATTTAGTCAAAGGCGATTTGATTATAATATTTGATGTGCAGTTTCCCCAAGCTCTTGACAAAGAGCGCGCTAAATATTTGATAAAGATTCTTCCAACACCTAAAAAACAGATTTGGGATACACAGTTAGAGAAAACGCCAGAAACTGAGCTCACACTTCATACTATGGAACCATTTCTAGATACTAATCATTCGGCTTCATCTTCTAGACGGAGTCATTCACAACATCAAAACAATGCGGATGATGAGGATATTAGTAATGCAGGTGGATTTAATATGCCATGGCCAGTAGAATGTGCTACCCAATAAATTAAGGAACCTAGGTTTCTTAAGAACTTCCTCTTTTAATTGTAAAGATTCCTAATTTCGATAGAGCATTTGTCTTTCTTTATATTACATTTTTTAATTTTTTAATAGTAAAAAAATTGATTTAAACGTGGGTGTTTTAATTATTAGTATTGAAAAAGTTTGCTGAAAAAATGTCTAGCAAAACCAAAACTAGTTCGAAGTTAGTATATGAGGAAAAGACAAGTGATAAAGATGAAAACAATAAAGCAATGTTAGATAGTATTCTAGATAAAAAGTTAGTAAAATTTGATAATAAGCAGCAGATGTCAATGTTCTTTATAGCCTATAAATCTATTGATGCTCTTTATAAAGAGTTATCCGATTCGGTGCATTATACTATTCCTGATGAAATTATTAAACATGTAGTATTGGAAACTGTTCCTAGCTTAATTAAAGAATATAATAGTAATCTGCGAAAACGTTGTCGTAGTAATAATGGCAACGGACAGGGAGTAGATGACACCATTTGCCTAGGACGCAAGATTGATGGTGCACAATGCACTAGAAAGAAATATAACAATAATGATTTTTGCAAGAATCATATCAAAAAATTACCTAATGGTCGTGTTGATATCCCTCTAGAAAAATCTACTAATGAATTACCTAGCGATAAAGATTTACCTATACTTATAAAAAGTAAAAAAGAAAATATAATTACTACCAAAGAAGAACAAGATATAGAAACAGAATCAGTAGCAGAAAAAGCAAAGCTATCAGATAGCATGAATAAAATCAATATTACGGAATCAAATTCAAAACCATTAAAAACATCTAAACGTGGGCGTAAGTCTAAAATTCAATTTGACCCACGACAATATGATAATGAATATATTACACTTTGGGAAGATATTGTAGAAGGTGAAAAAGTTCTAATAGATAATGCTAATAATATATACACGTTTGATTTAGAACATCCTGTTTATATAGGAAAGAAAGATGTCCTAGCAAAACTTAATATCCGAAAATTTATGGATTCACTAGCCAAGAAAGCATAAAAAATTGATTATTTGTTCTTTTTTTTCTTATTTTAATTTATTGTTTCTATCTTGATTTACATTTGTATTTGCATCCAAATAATTGATATGGATAGCATTAAGTATCCGAAACAAAATATAAATATCCCCAAGAATTTTGCAGAAATCGAAAATGATATTAATATGCTTCTCGATAAAAATGAAGAAGCTATACGTGCATATATATCACGTTATATATACACATCTAGTATTTCCGCTGAAACTAATAAACAGCTAGATGATGTATTCAAACAAGTTCGTTCGAATTTATTATAATTCTATAATCTAACACCTAGCATCTTGTATCTAGCATCACCATCTTATAATCATGCTAGGAGAAATATATTTTTTTACTAATCCACTATAATATGCACGTAAGTCATGATTCCATTCTTTTGGCAATGCATCATTCTTAGTATATAAATCAAAATCACTGAATTCTTTAACTATTTTTTTCATTCGTGCATCTTCTTTATCTTGTAGGTAATCATATGCATCACTAAAATGCCATGCATAGAGCGAATGATATCTCACAATGTATTCCGCTTCCCGTGGCATCTTATGTTCGTTTGCAACCAGAAGCCGATACATATATTCATCATGACCGAAAGACACACTAGTATTCTTCAATCCACAACCATAAGAATATATCATAATACCATCCACATGGTCAGAATTTAACTCATTATATTCTGGTAAAACCAAAGAATCCGGCAATGGTGCACCGGTTATAAAGGTATCTCCAACTATCGCCCATTGAGTATCACGGCTAGTACCATCCTCCTTACATCCATTCATAAAAAGTATTTTTCCCATATCGTGTATCAAGCCCACTAGAGGCATCCATTCTGGCCATTCACGAGTTGTGTCTAACCGGATAGCTTCCGCAGTTTGCAATGCGTGAATACTATTCGGTAGTGCTGTATCAGGATCACTCAAATCAGTAATGTTATCTAGAAGGGAAAAAAGAGACCAGAAGCTAGAGCGAGTTTGAAAACTACAATATTTATCTATTAAGTATTGGTTGAATGAATACGATATCCGAGCACGTTGATTTTTATATGTCTCGTGTATAGCTTCTAGCTGACACTTTTCCTGGTCTCCCATTCCATCAGCGATAGTATAATTACGATATTCCTTCTTACAATATTCCTTATCCGATGCCATATTTATCTCTAGAATGATATCTAATATCAATTATTAAAAAAATAAAAAAATTAATAAAAATAATAAATTACTAAAAAACAATATGCTTAATTAGTAGTTGCATATATCTACATTGCTGGCAAAATGCTAGATGAAAACCTTGTCTTTATTACACTTGTAATAGTCTTCTTAATCTTTATAATTCGCAAACAACCCGAATTAATTGCAATCTTGATATTAACATATCTAGCATATCGTTTCTATCGTGCCCGGTTTACTAACCCTCGGGAATTTATAAATTGGTTGCAATCCACGGCAACTGAGGCATTCACATCAAACCCTTGTACTAATGATAACCAGGCATATTGCGGAGCAGATACCAGTTCCGATATGACATTTTTCCCTTCATACTTGCGAGGTATGGCCGCTAGTAACAATTCAATTAATCAATCTGGGTCAGTTAATCTCATGCCGGAAGATTATATTCTAGATAAGCGACTGCGAATGCGACTAGGGAACAAGGATATATCTCTAGAGACTATGATTGCAACCATACCTGTATTGCTAGATTATAAATTATTTTTAGAGAAACTCATTAAATTCACACTTAGTATTAAAACAGATGACCCTATCCAAAAGGATTTTCTAGCACGAAAATTACAAGTTAAAATTTCACGTATTTTCTATAATGCTTATAATACGGGTGTTGAAAAAATATACCCACAACAATCTTATAATGAATTACTTCTAGCAGAACGTGAATTTGATGATACTTTGAATATTTTCATATTCTTGGGATTAGATGATACAACTAACTATACCCTAGCAGAATTACAAAAGGAATTCGCTGATCTAAATAAAAAATTAAATACATTTGTTGCAGCCAAGATAAATGAAACGGCACCTGAAGATTATAATATGTTTTATAACAAGATACCAGAGGAATATGAACCACAACCTGCAAATAATGGAGATATCCTCTAATAAATATTAGTTTATAAAATTATCACATTTGCCAAATAGTTAAAAACTTATGCCAGATGTTTTTTCTTATTTTTTATTGACTTTTTTTCACCTTGAATTGTAATATAATCTGCCATAAATTTACTTTGGCATAGTTCGGCATCATCATAAGTCCATGTATAACCATTCTTCCACATCCACTTTAGAGTTTCATCATTTATAATATGATTGCGAATTTCATATTTACACGCATCAAATATATTTATCCATAAAATTGGCATAATAGTAAATGATAGATTTCTTTTTTTTAGGTATGCTAGTATCCCTTAAACGACTATAGGTGTTTTAACACCTATGGAGTTAGGGATGCAATACAGCCCGAAAACGCAGTTTTTGGGCGCTATCCGCATAA